CGGGTGAGTACATCCTTGAAGATGGCGTAACAAAAGTTTACGTAGCACAGGATGGCATCATTTCCGAAATTGAAAAAGAAGAACAGTCAACTGAAATGAGCAGCGAAGATCTCGTTGCTGTAATCGGACAGTTATCTGAGCGCATCGCTGCGCTTGAAACTGAAAAGACTGAACTCGCTGCGGCGGTTGAGACTGCAAAGAATGAGGCACAAGCTGCAAAAACTGAACTCGCGTCAGTAAAGAAAGCCCCTGCCGTTCCTAGCGTCAAGTCACAAGAATTTAAAAAGTCGAATGCGGTTGTAGCATCAAATGGTAACTCATTTGCTGACTTCATGGAAAACATTCGCGCAAAACAAAGTAAATAATTCACCTCATAATTCTATTTAAAAATGCCAACAACAACTTCACTCACCACCACCTATGCAGGTGAATTAGCTGGTGAAATCGTAGCTAAGGCTTTGTTGTCAAACGTATCCGCTGGATATGTAACAATGAAGCCAAACGTACCTTACAAATCCGTAGTACGTAAAATTGATGACACTGTAACATTTGCTGCCGGCACTTGTGATTTCACGCCAACAGGCACAATCACTTTGACTGAGCGCATTTTGACTTTGGAAGAATTCCAAGTACAACGCCAAATCTGTAAAAAAGATTTCTTCACAGACTGGTCAACCGCCGATGTAATGTCAGGCCGTGTGAACACTCAAATCCAAGATGCTATTATTGGTCGCTTGGTTGGTGGTATTGCTGCCGCTAACGAAACTATCATGTGGTCAGGAGTTAATGCAACTGCTGGTCAATACGATGGTTTTGAAACTTTGATTAAGGCAGTTGGTTCAGGTGCTGTATCTGCCGGTTCAGGTGCATTGAACTCTACCAACATCATTGCTAACATTTGGGATGTAATCAACACTGCTCCTGCTGCCGTTAAAGGTGCTGCTGAAAAGCCTGCATTGTACATGGGACAGGCTGCGTGGGAAGCTTACATGCAAGCGCAGATTGCTGATGGCAATGGCTGGTACTTAACAGGTGGCCCTGAAGTATCTAAGCGTTTTGTAGGTATGTACGAAATCTACGTATGTCCGGGTATGACTGCTAACAATATCATCTTCGCACAGCCATCAAACTTGATGCTTGGAACATGGCAGGAAAACCAAATGAACGAAGTGTTCATCTTGGATATGCAGCCTCTTGACGGTTCACAGAACGTACGTTACGGCGCACGCTTCTACCTCGGAGCACAGATTGCAGTAGGTGAGGACATCACATACTGGGGAGCATAATTAATAATCAAGGGGGTGTAACAGCCCCCTTATAAAACTATATAAACATGGCTTGTGAATTAACCACAGGATTTCCGCTCGGATGCCTTGAAGGTATCGGAGGTGTTAAAGAAGTATTGATTGCCAACTACGCCGACTTTGAAACAGGCATCACTTACGGTGGTACTGATGGCGAAGTTGACGGATTGCCAACTGCAACCATCTACCGTTATGTGCCATTCCGTAACTCAGGTTCTTATGTTGAGACTATCAACAAGAATCTCGAAACAGGTACATTGTTTTTCTCACAAGAAGTGGGATGGACTTTCGGTAAGTTGAATCAAGAAATGCGCAACGAATTCTTGAATGTTGCTAAGGCTAAAATGATTGTTTTTGTTCGCACAAATGATGACCAAATCTTATTGGTTGGTGCGGGCGAAGGCTCACAGATGACTGCTGGTACTGTTCAATCAGGTGCGCAAAAATCAGACTTGATGGGGTATCAAGTGACTACCGTTGCTGAAGAACTCGCACCGGCTGTTCATCTTGAACCATTCACCGCAGTTCCTTTTGACAACTTCCCAGGCATTACAGTAAGCCCCGCTTACTAATCGCGCTTGCTGATTGTTTTTGTGTTTATTCATTGATTAAGAACGGGGGTGGTGTTACAACTGCCCCCTTTCAATATAGCGATATGATATATCTCCAAGTCAACAACGATAATCAATTTATATATCTATCACTAGATGAGGCACGGCAGTACTATGCCACGCCATATACTCACTACTTATTCGTGCTGATTCACGAAGAAAATAGCACAACGGGACAGGAGCTTGCACAGGTTGCAACGATTGTGAATGAAAATGTGCGCATTACACAGCTGTCAGTTACAACAGTTGGCCTTACATTAGCGGGCAGGTATCGCTATGAAGTGTACGGACAAAATTCATCAAGTAATATAGACCCAAATAATGCCGCTGTTGTTGGCATTGTAGAACGTGGTTATGTAGTCTTAACTGACAACACCACATGGTTTGATGTACCACCTGTAACTATACCAAATGACATCATCTATGAGCCATAATCCAACAGATATAGTTTCTTTAAAGCTTAGCGAGTATGTTGCTAAGTCAGATACCGAAAGAGTAGACCGCAAAGGGTGGGTAAACTACGGTGCAGATAACGACTTTCCCCAATACTTGCGTGATTTGTCGCACGAATCACCCGTGCATGGTAGTTTGGTTGTTGCCATCGGTGATATGATAGCCGGGAAAGGAATTCAATCTGAGCAATACCAAGCGGAACTTGATGCACTGGACATTGATGCACTAACATACGCATGCGCTCACGATCTAAAGTTGTTTGGTGGTTTTTACATTGAAGTAATTTGGAGCAACGACCGCACAGTGATTAGTAAGTTGAATGCTATTCCATTTGAAGAATGCCGTATTGCAGTGAATCAGGATGATGACAGCGAAATAGGTATTTATCACAGCTACGATTGGAGCAATACTCGAAAGAAAAAGAACACGCCTGAGTTCATTCCAAAGTACAACTACCTAACACGCGAGGCCGAACCACGCCAAATCTATTGGTGCTTCACCTTCACAGGCAGTGACACCTACCCACGCCCCGACTATTGGTCTGCTATCAACTATATCGAACTAGATAAGCAGATTTCAATCTTTCATATCAACCAAATCAGTAACGGTCTTTTCCCTTCAACCATTATCAACTTCTACAATGGTCAGGCAACACCTGAACAGAAGCAGCAGATGATGATGGACTGGGAAAATAAGATGAGTGGTGCACGTAATGCGGGCAAGGTGGTCATGTTCTTCAACGAGCGTGACCAACCTAAGACTGAAATCACACCGTTTCCTGTGAATGATGCAGACAAACAGTATCAACTCATGGATACTACTGCAACGCAAAAGATAATCACAGCACACCGCGTAACAACGCCCCTGCTGTTTGGTATTCGTGAGACATCAGGCTTCGGTAGCAACAAAGATGAAATGACTACGGGTCTTGAAATCTTTAACAAGCAAGTAATCGAACCATATCAGGAGAAAATCAATAAGAGCATCACCGAACTTTTGAGCAATCAAATGCCGGGTGTTTCTTTTGAGATTGTACCAAATACACCACTAGTAGCAGAGCAGACACCGGTTGTAACCGATGCGGACGCAACAGGCACTACAACTGATGTCGCTGCTACCGCTTTGAATGGTGCGCAGATTAGTTCACTCATTGACATCGTAATGCAGAGCAGTGCAGGTGCTGTGCCTGTTAGCAGTGCTAAGGCAATTGTGGGGGCAGCGTTCCCAACATTACCCGCTGCAACCGTTGATGCAATCTTTGCAGATGTTATCGCAGGTTCATTGCAACCGCAAGAAGTCATCATGAGTGACGAAAAAAAAAAAGATGACAGCACAGTAGGTGATGCGCTAATCGCACTGGGTGAAGATGCATCTGAGGATTGGTTGCTGATTGATGCATACAATGCAGATGAAGAAATTGAACACGAGTTTGCAGTGCGCACAGGGGCGGCAAGACCAGCGGCAAAGAGTGAACAAGATGCCATTATCGATGGCAAATACTTTATTACTCGTTACGTTTACGCAGGTAGCTTTAGGCATGATAATATGCGCCCATTCTGTAAGAAGATGCTTGAGGCGGGCAAGCTTTACCGCAAAGAAGACATTGTCTCAATGGAAAATGTAGCGGTCAATCCCGGATGGGGGCCGAATGGTGTAGATACTTACGATGTATGGTTTTACAAAGGCGGCGGTAACTGCAAACACTTTTGGGAAAAGCGTGTCTATGTAGATGCAAAGGGTGCGAAGATTAACCCTAATGATCCAGATGCAAAGCGTATCGCTGTGGCAATGGCTGAACGCATGGGGTATAAGGTGCGTAACAATTCACTTGTCGCTAAACTTCCCGAAGACATGCCATACAACGGCTTCCTTCCAACAAATCCAGTTTACGGTAATCAATAATCACAACTATGGCAGAAGTACTTTTAATATCAGAAAACTACATAAAGAAATACACTACTGTAAACGGTAGTGTTGACCCTAATCTTATCTATCCATCGGTTTATTTAGCGCAGGATAAATGGATACTTCCATTTTTGGGAACTGATTTGATGAACAAGATTAAAGCAGACGTTGCAGCGGGTACGATTG